GTACTCTGCACCGGATGACGCGGACTGGACAGACCCCAAGGTCTGGGCGATGGCCAATCCGTCCATTGGGCGCACGGTTGACTTTGAATATTATCAGCAGCGATGCGAATCGGCGAAGGAAAATCCTGCCGAGGAAATCCAGTTCCGGCAGTTTCACCTGTGCCAATGGACAAACACAGCCGTGCGCTGGATGCCCATGAACAAGTGGGACGCCTGCTGTGAGGAATACACCATGGACAGCCTGATCGGTCGCGCCTGCTACGGCGGGCTGGACTTGTCATCCACCAGCGACCTGACGGCCTTTGTGCTGGTGTTCCCGCCGACCGAGCGCGATCCGGTCTATCGGACGCTCTCCTTCTTCTGGCTCCCGGAGGATACCATCTCGCTGCGCGTGCGCCGCGATCATGTGCCGTATGATGTGTGGCAGCGGCAGAACATCATCCTGACCACAGAAGGCGACGTAGTTCATTACGGCTTTATCGAACAGTACATCGTCAACCTTGGGCGGATGTTCAATATCCGCGAAATTGCCGTGGACAGATGGAACGCCAGCATGATGGTACAGGCTCTGCAGGACGATGGGTTTACGATGGTGCCCTTTGGTCAGGGCTTCAAGGATATGAGCAATCCGACCAAAGACCTGATGCGCCTTGTTCTGGAACAGTCCCTGCGGCACGACGGGCATCCCATCCTCCGCTGGTGCATGGATAACGTGTTCGTTCGCACCGATCCCGCCGGAAACATCAAGCCCGATAAGGAGAAATCCACCGAGAAGATTGACGGCGTGGTTGCCCTCGTCATGGCGCTTGACCGGGCGCAGCGCAATCTGAACGGCGGCAGCGTCTATGATGATCGCGGCCTGCTGACCCTTGACTGGTGAGGTGATCCTAATGCCCAAAGCACCCAAACGCCCCTGTCGCTATCCGGGATGTCCGAATCTGTGCGACAAGGGCGTTTATTGTTCCAAGCATATTCAATTTTCCTCTGACCGCATGCGCGGAGGCGCAGATTCACGCGGGTATGATTCCCGCTGGCGTAAAGCACGTAAGCATTTTCTGGAAAAGCATCCGTTGTGCGCGAAGTGTATGAAAAATGGCAAACTGACGCCCGCAACGGTGGTCGATCATATCATCCCACACCGTGGCGATATGAAGCTGTTCTGGGATCAGACAAACTGGCAACCCCTTTGCAAAGATTGCCATGATCATAAGACAGGTAGCGGTCTGTAATATATGGAGGTATTCTGCATGAAAAATCCTTTTCTCGGTTTGTTCCGCGCACGGGATAAGCCTCGTGACGCGGTATCCGCTGCGCCGACTTTCTACTTCGGCTCGTCCACCTCTGGGAAATCCGTCAATCCGCGAAACGCCGTGCAGGTGTCCACGGTATACGCCTGCGTGCGCGTGATCGCCGAAACCATCGCCAGTCTGCCGGTGGGCGTGTATGAAGCCACGGAAAACGGCAGTCAGAAATCCGTGTCGCATCCACTGTACCGTCTGCTTCACGATGAGCCTAATCCCGAAATGTCCAGCTTTGTCTGGCGGGAAACGATGCTCAGCCACCTGCTCCTGTGGGGCAATTCCTACAGTCAGATCATCCGAAGCGGCAAGACCAGCATCCTTGGCCTGTACCCGCTGCTGCCGGATCGCATGGAGGTGGACAGGGATTCCAGCGGCAGGCTGACCTACACCTACACCACCACGGAGGGTGGCGCGGTACAGCTGAATCCCGAGGATGTGCTGCACATTCCCGGCCTTGGCTTTGATGGCATCATGGGCTACAGCCCCATTGCGCTGGAGAAGAATGCCATAGGCTTGGGTATCGCCGCCGAGGAATACGGCTCGAAGTTCTTTCAGAACGGCGCACGCCCCAGCGGTATCCTGACACACCCCAACACCGTCCGCGATCCCAAGCGCCTGCGGGAAAGCTGGAACGCGACCTACGGTGGCTCGTCCAACGGCGCGAAGGTGGCCATTCTGGAAGAGAATATGTCCTTTACGCCCATCAGTCTGCCGAACAACGAAGCGCAGTTCCTTGAAACGCGCAAGTTTCAGGTGGAGGAAATCTGCCGCATCTTTCGTGTGCCGCCTCACCTGATCGGCGATCTGAGCCGCAGCACCTTTGCCAATATTGAGCATCAGTCCATCGACTTTGCCATGCACACCATCCGCCCGTGGCTGGTGCGCATTGAGCAGGCCATGAACCGCGCCCTGTTCTCTGCAAATGAGAAAGGGCGTTTTTATGTGCAGTTCAATATCGACGGCCTGATGCGCGGCGACTATAAGAGCCGCATGGAGGGCTATGCCATCGCAAGGCAAAACGGCTGGATGAGCGCCAATGACATCCGTGCGCTGGAGAACATGAATCCCATCCCGGAAGAGGAAGGCGGCAACACCTACCTGTGCAACGGCAACCTGATCCCTGTTGGTTTGGCGGGCATCTCCATGGTAGCCTCTGCCGTATCCACGCTGGAAGAGGAGCCGCCTGCGGAGGATACCGCGCAGGAACAGCCGCCGCCTGATCCCCCGAAATCAATCAAAAAGCAAAGGAGGAATGCTCATTGAGGGAACTCAATCTGAACGGCTACATCGACGAAGAAATCTGGTTCGGCGATGAAATCACACCGGATGGTCTGCACAGCCAGCTTTATGGTGAGGACAACACCGCTGTGGACGATGTACATATCCGTCTCAACAGCTACGGCGGCTCCTGTAACGCCGCCACCCGGATGTTCGATGACATCCGCGCCTATCCCGGCAGCGTGAAGATCACCATCTCCGGCACGGCTGCTTCTGCCGCAACGGTTGTGGCGATGGCGGCTGATCGGCTGGAAATGACGCCCGGCAGTCTGTTCATGATCCACGATCCCAGCACAGTTGCCTATGGCAATGAGCGTGATATGGATGAAGCAAAGGCCGTCCTTCGCGCCTGCAAGGAAAGCATCCTCAATATGTATGGCACGCGCATCCGCATTTCCCGCAATGACGCTGCCAGCATGATGACCGCTACCACATGGATGGATGCCAAGGAAGCCTTTGAGAAGGGCTTTGTGGATGGCGTGACTGAAATGCCTGCGAAGCTGCCCACGGACAGCGCAGGCCATAAGGTATCCCTTGAAACGGCAAAGGCCGGTGTTCAGGCTTGGTTTGATCGAAAGACCAAGCCTTTTTCTATGGATCGGAAGCAGCAGAGTGTGCCTGAACCTGCCTGTGTGCAGCCTGCAGCCGAACCTGTTTCTGCCCCTGTCCTCGATAACCGCGTGCGCGTGCTTTCCACCGATACGCGGCTTGAACATCTCAGATTTTGATTGGAGGTAATCCGTATGAATCAGATTCTCACAATGCGCGAAAAGCGCGCTTCCCTGTGGGACGCCGCCAAGAAGTACCGCGACTCCCACATTGGCAACGACGGCACGATGACCGCCGAGGATGCGGCTGTTTACGACCGCATGGTCGATGACGTTGACCGCATGAAGAAGGAAATCGACCGACTGGAACGTCAGGAGGCCATCGAAAACGAGATGAACCGCCCGACCACCAGCCCCATTGTCAACCGCCCCGAAAATCCCATCACCGGCGATGAAAAGAAGGGCCGCGCTGCTGCCAGCTACAAGACGGCGTTCTGGCAGGCCATGCGCAACAAGAGTGTGCCTCACGAAGTGTTCAACTCTCTCAAGATCGGCGCTGACTCCGAGGGCGGTTATCTCGTCCCGGATGAGTACGAGCGTACCCTGATCGACACGCTGCAGGAGGAGAACATCTTCCGCAAGCTGGCACATGTGATCTCCACCGAATCCGGCGACCGGAAGATTCCTGTGGTCGCATCCAAGGGCACGGCCAGCTGGATTGACGAGGAAGCCGCCTATCCTGAAAGCGATGATTCCTTCGGTCAGGTGTCCATCGGTGCGCACAAGCTGGCGACCATGATCAAGATCAGCGAGGAGCTGCTCAACGATTCTGTGTTCGATATGCCCTCCTACATCGCCCGCGAGTTTGCCCGCCGCATCGGCGCTGCCGAAGAGGAAGCCTTCTTCACCGGCGACGGCACCGGCAAGCCGCTGGGTATCCTCGCTGCGACCGGCGGTGCGCAGACCGGCGTAACCGCCGCCAGCGCAACCGCCATCACCATGGACGAG